GGACTTGAACCCACATCCTTCCGATTGATTACGGAATGCCTTACATTAGGCGCATACTCCATTATTTACCTGTAAACTACTTAATTTAAAGAAAAAAGAAAAGAAAAATTAGTAAGAATTAGTCGATGGACTAATTTTGGTGAATTTTTCAAGATAAAAGGCTGTCGCGCGGTATAGCGCATATCACGTCTCACTAGGAGGACAGCCAAATTTAAATAGCTGAAAGTACATTCCGCTGATTTGGTAAAGCTTCAGGTCGGAATCGAACCGACGAAATCACATTGGAAGTGTGAAAGTTTACCACTAACTTACTGAAGCGTATTTAATATAAAGCTACCACGCCCTTCGGTTTAAATTCCTGCATTTGATGCGCTTCTATCTCTTGAATAAACTGAATCTTATCATTCTTTGTATTTGTAGGCAGATCAAAAGCCCCGTGTGAGTCTACTGTATAAGTATCTCCTCGGCCTTTAGAAACGCTAGCATAACAAGCGCATGATGAGAGCATAAGAGTTGCGAGTAGTAATTTTTTCATAATGTGTCCTATTTTTTATCTGTATTTATAAAATTTTTCTAATTCTTTATCCCATGGTAGCAAAATTTTAAGTTCGTAATTTATACAAAACTTTTTTTTGCACAATTTGCATTCGATTAAATCTGATCTTTCTGACAATTTTTTTAAATAAACGTATTTATGAATGCCAAAAAAATGCTTTATTTTTTCTATAAATGTTTTCAAAAAACCCCGTAGGCTAGACTTTCAGCGCGATTATATATCATTTTTGGGAACATCTGGTAAAGGCATCCAATGACTCACATGTTTTGCAATAATATTGCTTAGCTGATAGGGATAGTATACCCATTCGCCCCCAAATCTTAATCCACCCATCGCTATATGGGTTCTCTTTAAAGGTTCAGCCCTACAATTAAACATAGTGCCTTCCGGCCATGTTTGATAAAACAGAACCGTTTCGCCAATTTTTGGTAATCGTTCATTTATGCTAATCCAGCCCATTATTTTTCATCCCTTTCGCTTGGATCAGATTCATATTTATCTCCAAAAATATTATTAATCTTTCCTATGCATAACATACAATACGACTTGCTATATGGTTTTATATATTTTGCTTTATCTGGAGGAATGCTTGTTATCACATATTTATAATCTTCAACTTCCATTATCTTATTGCAATCATTACATATCATTTATAAATAGCGCCTAAATTTTCTTTAATTTCGAGGATATCATCTATATACTTCTTTGTTAATTCAGCGCTGTCAAAATCCGTTCCGTCTACCGTGATATGTCTATTCCAATGGCAATTTACTTTAACGCCGTAATGAAGCTCATACTTTTCTACCACTGCTTCAATCTCTCTGTAAGCTAGCTGGGCGATCAGATGTTTTTGCGCGTGCGAAATAGCTTTTTCACTCATTCTTCATGAATCTCATCAAGTTTATACCAATAAAGTATTTCTTCAGGCTTTTGCTCAAGTCCGTGTTTATCAAACCAAGCATTGTATTTTACATATACGCATCTATCAACGAAATTTTCTTCTAACTTCATGGTTCTTCTGTATTCCATGAAACAGATCTCTTTTTTAGGGGGAACAGGTTTAAAAAACCCGATATCTTTTGTGCCTTCGATGAATTTGATAACAAAATATTCCCCATGCTTTTCAGGAAAAGAGCCTTTTTCGTATTTGATCCAGCCCATTATTTCTCGTCCCTTTTGCGCTGAAAATAAAGCAAACATTCTTGAAAAACGGTATGTGTAAATTCATAGTCTCTCTGTGTCAATCCGTCGGACATATAAAGTTGAAAGCATCCTTTTGCAGTTTCTCTTGCGAATTCTTTGAGAAGCTCGGCATCATCGACGCTTTCTTCAATTTGTGTTGTGTTAATCGGCTGACAGATCATTGACAAAATCCTTTTTTTATTTTACTTTGTCACTAGACGCATGAATACCGTCTTGTGATGAGATGAATACTTGGCCGCTAGAAATAGCGGCCATTTTTTTAACTTCAATAGAGTCTTCGTGAAATATCTCCATAGATCTGAAATAACAGACATTACAAGGCCGTTTAGGAGCTTTGTTATGACCATTCCAACAAAGATTGCAATACAATAAATCATAGGGAAGTATATCTTCAGTCATTTTTATGAGCACAGAGGGATTCGAACCCTCAACCGTCAGCAGGATTTCTCCATTCGATGCTCTTCCGTTTGAGTCTATGTGCCCTAAATTAGTCATTTTTTATTCTCTACAAACATCATTCTATCATAATCCCAGTGATGGGTACATGTGCAATGCACCTCTAATAATTTCCATCCAGTTTTAGTAATCAACATTTGACAAGGTTTTAATCTAATAACCATAAAAATGTTATGAAAAGATATTTGCGCATATTTCAAATAAATTTTCATTTTTTCTTCTTATTAAACTGAATAGAATGATCGCATTTTCCATCTTTGAAAGGAGCTTTAGCAAAATACGACTGTCGATATTCTGAAGGCTTAGCTCTATATAGATAGCATTCTTCTTTTAAGGGGCATTCGCCGCCTTCACACATTGTCAGATCCGGCAAAGTTCCTCCTTACCATCCTCATTCACTTTACAACTTCAATTTTAATCGGATAAAGTTCTTCCACTTGCTTCTTCTTCATTATAAACATCGGTGTAGTCATTCCTTTAACATCTATGAAAGAAACGGTTCCATCGGAATAAAATACCTGAAAATCTACCACATACTTTGTGTTTCCTGGAAGGCGAAAAGGAACTTGCATCAAGAAAAATTCAACTTCACCGCTTTTCTGAAGTATTTTCAATTTATTGTAAAAAGCCCGCTCTGATTTAGAGCTGAATTTAATATCATCTTGTTCGCATCTAACAGCATGAAATTTATGTCCGATCATCTTCCTCGAAACAATAAGTTGACTCACATTCAGGACAAATCCAAAATTCCGAATTCCACAAAACTGCCGAACATAGGATACATTCAGCTTTGCATCGTTCGCATATCATTTCAAATAGCTCCCAATTGCAATGCACAAAGTAAAAATAACAATATAAACTATAAACTCAAGGCAAATCGCGTCACTCATTTAATATAACGATCCTGTCAATAATTTTTCTGAGTTCATTGCGTCTTTCTATAGGCAGAGTAAGCATAAAACTGAAAAGAGAAATTGCAATGTCTTGAAAAGAGTCTTTTTGTTTTTTATCTTGAATAATCATTTACACATACTCGGTTTCTCTGGTCTATCCTTGCAGTAGAAGCATTTCTTATCATTGCAAGGGGGCGAATTCCATACATCACATCTTTTGCAATATCGGGAATCATATCGTTCGTTATATGACGGTCTCTTATTGCATTTACGGCAATCGAATAGATTCACGATTTAAGCCCTCATTTTCCTTTTTTCGTGATTTGCATCGGCAATTAGCGTTTGTGCAGTCTGAGGGAGAATCTGGCAGTTCCTTGCCTGTTACAAATTCATACGTCCTTCGGGCTATGTCATCCTCAAGATCTTTAGGAAATTTGGATAGGGTGGTTAAATATCTACTCATTTGTTGTATATCCTATTCAATTCAAAGCTTATCGGTTTTCCCTTTTTAGAGATCTTTTCAAATTCCTCTTGAGTCATTTGAGTCATGAAATATGTCGTTGATCTATCAAGCGGAATGTCAATCGGCTTTACATCGAAATCAACATTATCGTAAAGCGTGTCGTGCAACTGTACGATTTCCTCGTACGCTTCGTCTATCTGGTCTGAAATACTTTTATTCATATTTTTTTAAAATATCTTTAAATTTAATGAGGTCAATTTCTGTTTCTCTATCTTCAGATTCGCTAAATTGTACGAATGACATACCATTTATAATTTGCTCTCTTAGCATTTCATTATAAACTTTTTCCATTAACTCTTGATTGATTTTATTCATTCTGCAAACCCAAAGATTAAATTTCTCAATTCTTGTATTCTCTTTAAATAATTTTCGGTCATTTCTTTTCCCATTTTATCATCGCCAAGTCCATCTTCGATCAGTGAATCAGCAAATGATTCCAAAGCCACTCTTATTGTCATGCTTTGGGATATAGTTAACTCTTTTCCCCAAATTGTGATTAATGGCTCACAGCTCATCATTTACCCTTCTCATCAAACTCATCCGTTCTAAATGCCCGTATCGTGACAACAAAAAGTGGGTCATCGTCATATTGCCGGTAGTAAAGAACCTCTGGCTCCCTTTTGCATGTGCAATTGATGATGATCTCTCCTATCTGTTTTTTTAGCTCGCCTAGCGTTTTAATCATTACGATCCTCTAACTTTCTAACTCGTTCGTTTAAATCGTTGATAACGTTGCATAGAAGTTCAATCGCTAATTTATTTTCCATCATATCGCAAGATTGTCTGAGATTTGAAGTAATTCTTTTCTTAACATTCTGATCCAATTCATCCCACTCTTTTTGTTTTTCTTCATTGATGAGAATCATTCGAACCATGTTGAGGCGCGACAGTTTATTCATAAACTCCCCTCGTAAGGATCAACCTGCATCATAGTAATAGCTTTGTGAATCTGATCTTCAATCCATTGAAACTTAAAGCGTAAGTCCTGCAACTTTTCCGAATCATCCCACCATGGATTATGCTTTGATAGCGTGTCAAAGATCTCGTCGTTAGTGATTGCACCCAGGATCTCTATAGCCCTACCGCTTTTCTGGATTTGCTCGATCATAGCAAGCGAAAGGTCAGCTTTTGGATTCTCTATCATTCCTTCACCTTAACCCATTTTTGGCCTGTACTGTCGATATAGATATCGCTAGTCATGGCTTCAATTGTGATTTTGTACTGAGGATCTGTCCAGTTTTCCTGAAAAATGAACTCTTTGGGTAGCTGTTCCAAAGGAGTAGCCCGAATAACTTCTGTGATCTCTCTTTTTAATACCGATATTTGATTAATCATCATTTCCCCTTAAGAATTTCTTTGATCTTGTCCATCTTTTCTTTATGCGTTGAGTAGAACCTTATGTGATGATCTACGCATTTTTCAAATGCTGACATCTGGGCTTTCTTACAAATATTCATATGCACACCGTAAGAGCTTACTACATCGCAAAGAGCCGCAAATGTGATGTTTTTATCTTCATGAATGAAATCTATCAGCGCTATTTTAATTTTCGTAGATAATCGGGTTGAAATCTTTGCTTTGTAGTCTAGATCGTCTTGTTCTTCATCTTCCTCTGCGTGTTTTTCAACCTCTTGGATCAAGCCATTGAGTTTGTCAAACAGGTTTTCAAACAGTTTGTTAATATCATTTTCTTTTTCGGTCATTTTGCGTCCTTTTTGGTTTTAGGTTTTTTCTTATCCATGGCAAAAGCATAATAAATATTAACAAGCGCATTGTATTGACTGCTTCTAATATATCCATTCTCTAAAAGATAATCATTTATTGATTCTGTATAGTCAATTTTAAAGCTTTCATGCGCCTCAGCATAATTAATAATTTCGATGATAATATTTAATTTAGGATCTCCTGCCGGAATATCGTCATAAAATTTCTCATAAAACCTTTTTTCTTCTGTTTTTTTAGTTTGCTTTTTCTTATGGTGACTGCTATTAACATACTCTAAAGAAACGTCGTAGGCATCCTTCAAAAGGCTCATTAATTCATTGCACCCTCCATAATCCGGATGGAGTTTCATAGCTAATTTTCGGAATAGTGTTTTTACTTCTTTTTCGTCTTTGCATTTACTAAACATTTTACCTGTTTTGTGTATTAAAGTTTTGAGTTTTCCCAGTAACGCCTTTGTAAAATCCCTACAAAATAGGCACATTTATCCGCTATGTTTTTGCCCTTAGACTTGTTTTTGGATTTTTGTTTTTTGTAGTATTCTGCCGCTTTTTCGAATTCTAGGGGACTATATTTTTTAGCTAATTTGATAGCTGACTTTTCATCAAAATCATTCTGAATCAAAGCTTCGAAGGAATTCCTTTGTTCTGCTGAAAGTGACATAATCTCCCTTTCAATTTTTGAAAGACACACAGAATCGGGATCGTGAGATTCCGTGGGTTGTTGTTTCCTAAACAAAGAGATCTTGTTAAGAGAGATGTTATTACGTTCACCACATGAATCTGTTCCTAGGTGATCAGATTCACCACATGAATCTGTATCGACCAGAGATTCACCACATGAATCTGTATCGTTCATAACTTGCTCTTGTCGACCATATTGATTTTGAAATTTTACTGTCGCCATGAAAGCATTATTCCAAGCCCAAATGTTTATGACCGTATAGACGCAAAAAGTAGTTCCGAACTTTCGACCATCTTTCTTATCTTCTAGCTTCTTTGATTTTCTTTTTTCAATGATAAGCGCATTACCATCCAATTGATCCATTGGCTGTAAAAGTTCTTTCTTCGCTTTTACAATCATCCCTACTGAGCAACCGATCTTTAAGGCTAAAGACTCTGTGCAATTCCAACATACTCCATTATCTGAGGCCACCATTCTAATTATTCGATAAAGCTCCTTAGCATAAACGGATAGCCTCTTGACAGTCTTCTTTTTGCCATCTATGACGGTATAGGTTAGGTGATCAATGATGTTCGGAACTCGAGTATAGGACTTCGGCTCTGCGTTTTGGAATTGATATGCGTATTGTTCAGATACGCTCAAAGGCTCTTTTTTTGACTTGCTCATATTGTTACCTGTTAACTCTTTCTTTGTATTTGCAGAAATTGTCAGGATAACTTAATATTAGATCATAACCTTCTAGTTAAGATCTTTTTTTATTTGAATAGTTAGTCGCTAATTCAAATAATACCAAGTGACAATTTCCGACCGCTGAGAGTGTAAAAGCTCTCGGCGGATAGCACCTAAAAAAATCTATCCGATCTCATATAAATAACGCCATTCCACCCGAAATAATCAATTTTGCGGGATAAAAGTAGTTGCATTAAATCATCAATAGATAGTATCATTGAAGGCTTTGATTCCTTATTTTTGATAATATAGTTGTAGCACGCTTCTGGATTCCTGTAAATTTAGAATCTTTATTTTAAATAAATCCTCATATCGCTATAAGAGTGATATGAAAGAAATGTTTATCACTGTGTTAGAGTGCATGTTAGATAGCAACGTCGAGTGGCTTTGGGTTCTCATATTTCTTCCTTTTATTGTCGCGCTTCTGGTTTTCATAATCTGTTCGTGTTAAATCCTCATAAGTCACTTCGTTTTTTGTAAATTTAACAATCGCCATTGCAACTCTTAGCGTCATGTCTGTTTCTTTATCAAGAACTCTTCTCATTGTAGGACGCGAGATATTTAGTTCTTTTGATAGTGAAGTCATATTCCATCTGTTGGCTTTCATCCAATCTATCAATTCCATGTATTTTTTTCCTGTTGTGATTATTTTGTTTGCTTAAATTGTGAACATCTGTTACATTTATAGCATAACGATAAAGCTAAACGTGTTAAACGTCAAGAGGAAGTTATGAAAGATATAATGGAATCAATTCTAGGAGCCATTGCAGCGATGGCCTTATTAGTTTTTATGAGTGGATATACAATTTATTTATTTACAGGAGTTTGAAATGTTTCAGTGCCCAGAAATGATGGTTAACGACTATATGGACAGAATAGGAAAACAAGTGAGGGAACAAGAAATGATTGAGGATACACTGGCAGAATACAAATCAGATGCACTATTTAGAATCGGTAAGATCTGCGATATGTTTTATGTAGAAGCGATCGCGCTAACGATCGCCTCTGGATACGAAAATGAGGATGAAAGCGCGATTGAGATTGTAAATAGATTGAGCTTAAACGACAAGCATATAGCAGGTATACTCAATGACCATCACATGATGGATCAGATTTTAAGAGACGAAGGCAAACAACACGAACAAGATCAGTACGAAAACGAAACTTATGTAGAGGAATAGCATGTTTAACGATCCAGAACTTGAAGCTCTTGCAATTGAGAGCCAGAAACAATTTAATGAAAATGCTAAAAAATACGATGAAATTTCTTCAGACATAAAAAATTTAGAAAAGTTTCTTCAAGATAACAACTTTATTTCAGATGTAACCTATAATTTTTCCGAATTTAAACAAGACTCTGTATGGAGAGCGGAATTAATATGGAGAGAAAGCCGTATTTATTTTAAAAACGCAGAATTTGAAAGGCCATTTATAGAATGTCCGTTAAAAATAAGATTAAATTTTTCTTCGCATCTTCCAGAATTTTTAAAAAAATGTATCGAAACACTAAGAGGATAATATGACAAGTATCGTTGACGTTTCAGGATTAAAAAATTCAAAATCATTAGCAGGACAAGGAAATATGACAGTCACAGTACAACAAAAACAAGAGATAGCTTACTTCAATCCAGACCAAGTAGCTCTAATCAAAAACTACCTATGCAAAGGCATCAATGACGAGGAACTAAAGCTTTTCCATGCGGTATGTAAGAAAACAGGGCTTGATCCTTTTATGAAGCAGATTTACGCAGTTAAAAGGAATGGTAAGGATGGCCCGCAAATGACGATCCAAACGTCGATCGACGGATACCGTTTAATTGCTGAAAGAACCGGAAAATATTGTCCTGGAAGACGATCTACTTTTGAATACAAAGATGGGAAAGTTTCAAGTGCTACCGCCTACATCAAAAAGCAAACTGCTGACGGAACATGGCATGAAGTTGAAGAAACGGCATATTATTCCGAATATGCACCACCTGTGACTAAAAACGGTTATGAAAATCCTTTCTGGCGCGATAAACCACATATCATGCTTGCAAAATGCGCTGAGGCTCTTGCCTTGCGTAAAAGCTTTCCAAATGAGCTTTCATCTGTTTATACAAAGGAAGAAATGGATCAGGCGGTCAATACTGAAATAAATGCTAAGTCTGTGAAACCTATTGAGATTGTTTCACTAAATCAAGCGGCTGAACTAGATACTCTTTTGATATCCTGTACATTGGAGTATCAAGAAAAGTTTGTTTCTTGGCTAAAGGAAAGAAAAGGCATAGAGTCTTTAGAATACCTCCCATTGGAATGCTACGAAAACATAAAGCAAAGACTAACTGCTAAAGCTCAAGAAAACACGACCAAATACGGAGAAGATGCGATTAATGGGTAATACTAACGAACCTCACCTGATCCAGAGATCCCCCGAGTGGCTTAAATGGCGCCGGGGTAAAATTACGGCAACTGACGCATGTGTTTTGATGAATGGCATTCATTTTGGAAAAACCGTCCTTGATCTCTACAATGAAAAAACGAACGATCTGGAAATTCCGGATAGTTCAAACTTTGCTATGCGTAGAGGGGTGGAATTAGAACCCCTCGCATTAGCTAAATTTGAGGAAGAGACGGGATATCTTATGACACCTAGAGTTATGACTGATTTTTTTACTCCTTGGCGTTCTGCTAGCTTAGACGGGTATGAAATCGAAGGTAAATGCGCGGTCGAGGCGAAATGCCCCGGAAAAGAAGATCACGCTCTTGCTTTAAAAGGCATAGTTCCTGAAAAATATATCCCTCAGTTACAGCATCAAATGCTTGTTACTGGACTGGAAGAAATATACTACATGAGCTATGTTTCTGACTCCGATTTCACAATTTTCACAGTAAAGAAGGATCATGACTATACCCAAAGACTTATTACAGCAGAACTCGAATTCTGGAAACGAATTCAAGACCGAAATCCCCCGGAGCCAACCGATAGAGATTATCAAGAAATCACATCGGCAGAATGGGAAAATCTTAGCAATCAATACGCAGGCTTATGCACAGTCGAAAAAGACTACAAATGTAAGCTTGAAAGTATCGAATCCATCAAAAACGAGATCAAAGACAAGCTCCTTTTGCTTTCGAATAACAGATCGGCGTATGGAGCAGGGATCAAGCTTTCAAAAGTTGTTAGACGAGGACATTTCGATTATGCAGCAATCCAGAATGCTGTCGGATTTGATTTAGAGCCTTTTAGGAAACCGTCAACGGAATACTGGAAAGTTAGTTTTAAGGGGGATGAGGAATGAACGTATTGCCGTCTAATTGTGACTGTGAAAAATGCTCATCTATGTGTAAAGCGCCTTGTTGCGGGACGCCTGAAGATATGCAAAAGTTAATTAACCATGGATATGCCTCTCGTTTAATGCTGGACGATTGGCCCGGCGGCCCTGATATGCTTAAACCTGCATTAAAAGGCTCAGAAGGTCTAAGCGCTCCATGGGAAGTTTCAACAGAACAAGGTTGTACTTTTTGGAAAAATGGAAAGTGTGAATTGCATGATCTTGGATTAAAACCAATTCAAGGAAAACTAGCTCATCATAATAATTCGTTAGAAAAATGTGAAGAAATTGAATATTTGATTAACAATTCATGGAAAACTGATGAATCAGAAACAGTTGTCGAGAATTGGAAAATACAAAATCCTAATTGGGAGGAGGACGAATGAAATACCTACTTTTAATGATCCTATGCCACGTAGGAGTGCCAGACAATTACCCGCCAGAACAGCCAAAAGGGGCTAATGGGAGCAAGCAGTATGAGTGAATGGATATCAGTTAAAGATGCACTGCCTGAAATAATTCATAAAGACATTAAAAATCCACAATCTTTGGAGGTCATTGTTTTTAATGGAGAAATTTCTGTAGGTGTTCGATGGATTTGTGGAGAAAATGAATATTTTGAATCAAATGAATATGACAAAAGATATAATTTAATTACTCATTGGATGCCATTACCAACACCACCTGAAGAATAAAAAAGAGCGGTAAACTGACGAAAGCTCACCGCTCAAATGAATTTTATTTTGCACAACCAAAAAAATAGGAGTTCTTTTGATATTTGAAAGTTAGCATAGAAATTACAATTTTTCTACTTCTTTTTTTTCTTCTTTATCCGCAATCATCGCTTCTGTTGTCAGAAGCATAGATGCAACAGAGACGGCATTCTCAAGAGCCAGACGGGTCACTTTTGTTGGATCCAGGATCCCGGCCTTCATCATGTCGACATATTCGCCGGTTAGGGCGTTGTAACCGCTGTACTCAGGGAGCTTCTCGACGTTCATGAGAGTGACGTAGCCTTCCTGGCCTGCGTTCTCTGCGATTTGACGAAGAGGGGCGCTGAGGGCGCGGATAATGAGCTGGGCGCCTGTTTTTTCATCGCCATGGAGCGTTTCTGCAAGTTCGCGGACAACAGGGATGCATCGAATGAGTGCAACGCCGCCGCCTGGGATGATCCCTTCTTCAATAGCGCAGGCTGTTGCTTGCTGGGCATCGTCGACGCGGTATTTCTTCTCTTTCATTTCTACTTCAGTTGCAGCTCCGACACGGATAACTCCGACGCCGCCGGCAAGTTTTGCAAGGCGTTCCTGAAGTTTTTCACGGTCGTAGTCAGATTCTGTTTCTGTAATCTGGCGTTTAATGAGCGCGATCTGCTCTTTGATTTTTTCTTTATCGCCGGCACCTTCTACAAGTGTCGTTTCGTCTTTGCTGATCTCGGCTTTTTTAACGCGTCCGAGCATGTCAAGGGTTACTTTTTCAAGTGTCAATCCGATTTCTTCTGAGATGACTTCTGCGCCGGTTAGGATGGCAATGTCTTGAAGCATCGCTTTTCTTCTGTCACCAAAGCCTGGAGCTTTTACAGCGCAAATCTTTAGACCTGCACGCAGTCTATTGATCACGAGGGTTGCGAGGGCTTCGCCGTCTACATCTTCTGCGATAATGAGGAGGGGACGTCCGCTTTCAGCTACAGCTTGCAAGATCGGAATGATCTCTTTAATGCCGGAGACTTTCTTCTCGCAAATGAGGACGAAGCAGTCTTCAAGAACGCATTCTTGGTTTTCTGGGTTGGTCATGAAGTAAGCAGAGAGGTATCCACGGTCAAAGTTCATCCCTTCAACTACATCGAGTGTTGTCTCAAAACCTTTTGCTTCTTCGACTGTGATGGTGCCGTCTTTACCGACTTTTTCGATGGCCTGTGCGATAATGTCGCCGATTTCTTTGTCGTTATTTGCAGAGATGGTTGCAACTTGGGCAATTTCTTCTTGAGTTTCAATTTTTTTACTAAGAGAAGAAAGTTTGGCGCATACTGATTTTAAGGATTTATCCATACCTTTTTTTAAATCCATAGGATTTGCACCAGCTGCTACATTTCGGATTCCTTCACAATAAATTGATTGCGCAAGAACAGTTGCAGTAGTAGTACCATCTCCAGCTTTGTCAACGGTTTTACTAGCTACTTCTTTAAGCATTTGTGCGCCCATATTCTCAAACTTATCTTCAAGTTCGATTTCTTTTGCCACGGTCACGCCGTCTTTTGTAATATGAGGAAGACCATAAGCTTTATCAATAATTACATTTCGCCCTTTAGGGCCAAGAGTAACTTTAACGGCATCACAAAGTGTATTTACACCTTTAAAAATCTTTTGTCTTGCTTCATCTCTAAATTTAATGTCTTTTGCCATTTACAACCTTTTTATAAAATTCCTACGATGTCTGAAACTTTGGCTATGATATAGGTCTTTTCATCTAAAACAATCTCATGCCCCATATACCTATCAAGAAGAACGACATCCCCTACTTTTACAGGGTATTCTTCATCTGTTCCTAATGCTACTACTTCAAGCTCGTTCTGTGGTTTTTTTGCGCTATCAGGCAATAGAAGACCGCCTGCACTCTTTTCATCTGTTTCAATGCGTTTAAGTAGAACGCGATCGCCCAATGGTTTAAACATCAATCTTCTCCTATACATTCCAATATTTTTTGTGCTAATTCTTTTGCTACATGCCTTTCCATCAAGACATCGCCAATCATCTCACCGTATTCATAATGACAAACTCGAAACTTTTCACCATCTTCTAACTCTTGCCACTCAGTATAGCAATCGACATTTTCAATATCTTCCAAGCGTTTTCAGTATCCCTTCCGCAAGTTGTAAAGCGGCTTTGCGTTTAATAACAATTCTTTGAATAAGATGATCTTTTGAGTTGTAAAGTTCTATGACAACGTAGTTCCCGTCTTCAATCTCGTAGTAGTCAATTGTAGTTCTTTCGTCGGTCACTTTTTCTTTTTAGCTTCACTATATCCAATTGCAAGAGCCTGCTTCGGATTGGTTACTACTGGCCCCTTTTTACTTCCTGAGTGCAATTCTCCTTTTTCAAACTCTTTAACAACCTTCTTGACCTTGCGAGCTTCTTTTGAACCTTTCATAATTCCTCTTTTGTAATACGTCCTACTTTTATTTAGTCTAGGTTAAAGTAGGCAAAACCTTACCTGCTGTTTGCGTGATGGCCAGTCACCAGCTGTCATTATTCGACATGGACAAACGCCAGCATATTTTATATCTCCCGGACAAGATGCCTGAATCATATTAATCTTTCCTTTACGTAGCAACAAATTCTAATGATTGCTAAAATTTCGTGCTAACGAAACGAAATTTTTAAGTAAGACTACATTATGACTACTTGTTACCAACTAGATTTATTTGAATCTAACGACCCTATTACTTTAATCCAAAAAGATTTCAGGCTTTTAGATAAGAAATGCCAGAATGTACAAAGAGGACTATTTGCTCGTTTTGCAACTGTTCAAGAAGAAATGGAAGTGCTTAGGGACTTATGTTATAAAATGAGACTGGAAATCGACGATTTAAAGCAAAATAAGAAAGGTGAAGTTATACCGTTCCACGTGGAAAAATTAAAACATGAATCCCTTAAAGAAAAGAATTAGAGGTCGAAAAATAGCATTAAAGAATTCATTGCAGAATCATCTCTCAATTGAATCTAAATGTCGATGTTGTTCAGCTCTTTTATATAAGAGATCAAGGAATAAGAACGGTTTCTGCAATCCTAAGTGCCAATCGAAATGGAGAAGAGATTCAGGAATAGACAACGTCGTTCGATCGTGCTTATTTTGCGGAAAAAATTTTTCATGCAACAAATATAAAAAAACTATGACTTGCTCAGGATCGTGTGCTAATTATATTAGGAAAAAATTTAATACAAGAGATTATAGATCATTGAACATCTGATCCATTCCCATCCCGTAAAAATCTAAAAACTTCTGAGTAATGATCTTTTCGGTATTTGGGAATTTTCTATTACATTCATGACAGCGGACTTTGAATTTAAAGTTATAGCCTTGATAGTTTGATCTATACTTGTATTCGATTTTAGGTAAGTTATCTTCTAAATGCTTGCACGCTTCGTCTTCTTCTTTAGCAATCCATTGCGCTTTCCATTCCCAATATTGCGATCTGCCGTATCCTATGCCGTCTTGAGGGATCATAATTTCTGATTTTCTAGTATTTCTACACGTTGATTTAGTCTCTGAACTTCTTTCAAAAGAAATGTGCAAAGCTCATGGTATTTAACACTTTCAGGGATACCGTCTTTATCATAAAAACATAGGTATGGAAAATCTTTATCCACTTCTTCTGCAATTAAACCAAACTGCTTCGTTTTAGACTTGTCACCCTTATAGTTAAATTCAACAGGTCTTAATTTGATCACTGAAACATCTTCTGCCATATCAACTATATTTTCTTTGTACCGTTCAGATGAGGAAATAGTTCCAAGTTGTCCGTCAGTTGCGCAAAGAACGGCTGTGCCTGTAACGGTAACGCCGTTGATTCCAGCAATGTAAGCTTTGTTGACTTGCCCTGAACCTGATCCAGCAGTACCAATTCTAAGCACATTAGATTCACCCACGGTTCCAGAAGCCATTATTAAAATATTTGAGGATTCTGAAGTGGTATAACTTGCGCCAGCCAAATATCCTATACCTACATTATAAGACCCAGATCCATGATTGGTGAAAGCTGATGTTCCAACAATAGTATTAACAGTTCCGCTTGTATTGGCTACAAGAGCGTTTAATCCAACTAGAGTATTGTTATTTCCACTCGTTAAAGCTCTTCCAGCTCCGTATCCTATAGCAGTATTATTATCACCAGCACCAGAAGCTGCCATAGCTACAGTTCCTACAGCGGTATTTTGTGAACCTGTGCTTAAAAATAAAGCATCATGGCCTACTGCTGTGTTATTACTGCCATTATTTATAGATAGAGCATCATGACCAATTCCGGTATTAGCATTTCCAGTAGAAACATTAGATAAAGCGATATATCCCAAAGAAGTATTTTGAGTTCCAGAAGTCAAAGCTGTTAGTGTCGAATTTCCAAACCCAGTATTTTGCGCACCTGAAATTGTATAATTTCCTGAACTTGATCCAAGAATAGTATTTGAACTATTACTAATAGAATTAAAAACACTTCCAAGTTGTCCAGTTGAAGTGTTAACTGTCATCATCTGACTATTAGAAGTTGCAACGCTTGCAATACCTGCTATGTAGCATTCATTTTGTTGGCTTGTTCCAGATCCTTGAGTTCCTATTTTTATTTTATTGTTATCGCCAATAGTTCCGGCATTACCAATTATAATATTGGATGAATTAGCTCCAGTAAGTGAACTGCCATTGAAAAGATTTGGCCCAATCCCAATGTTATTAATTCCTGTTGAAATACTAGATAAAGCACCATGCCCGACTGCGCAGTTATCCGCACCCGAGCTACATGTACTTAATGCAGAATAACCCAAAGCAGTATTCTGACTGCCTGTATTTGCAGATAAAGACGCATAACCAATCGAGGTATTTGCGGTTGCCCCTGTGCTTACAGTTTGTTGGCTTAAAGATCCTACGGCAGTATTTAAAGATGCAGTGGTCACCGTCTTCAAAGCATTGAATCCGACCGCTGTATTATCTGTACCTGAAGTTATAGGATTAAGATTTGTAAGGCCAACTCCCACATTTCTAACAGCTGACGTAATACTAGCCGAGTTTGATCCTAACATTAAATTTGTTAGGCCAAAATTTTCTGTGAGTGTTGATCCTAATCCTATGAATTTAACTGTGGTATTAGATGTAACAACATTCAAGGTATTTAATGCAGGAGTTGCAGTTCCACTATTTCCATTGAAACTTAAAGGTACAGATCCGCTTGCTGTAATTGTTGTATTACCAGCAATTCCGGAAGCATTTGATAATGTTATACCTGTTCCTGCCTGGAATGTCCTACCAGTAAAAACTGAAACTCCATCAAAAACAACATATCCAGGTTGTGTGATGTTTAACGAATTTGCAGGTCCGCTCATAGGTATATCCTTTTAATTTTTAAGCTAATGTCCATGTTCCAGAATCAGAAATAGCATGCCATTCAGTATCAGCTATTCTATAAGTCAGTTGTAATACTGATCCTTCAGCTGTACTTGACGCTGTCCCTGCAACTGAAGATTGTCCGCTTCCGATCTGAATAGTTTGACCAGCATTTGCTTGCACCGTTACAACCGACGCACTATCAACATAGATTATAATTGTAGCTCCATTCAAAAGACCTGCTGAAGCGGGAAGATTTGCGGTTATTGTCCCTGTGCAAAAATATCCCGTTTGAATTGTTGCATTAAAAGTAATCGCCTGATCTATCCAAGGCATTCCATCAGTGACAACCGTTACCGTGACTGTATTCCCAGATCCGGAAGTCGTCGCCCCACTCCCTCCTAATACATTTAGAATATTAGCCGCTGGAACCGCAACCCCATTATCTGTTTGGAATGAAGTTGGAATAATTGGTGGAATTGGGCCACCTGAAGTAATTGCTTTAGTTATTTGGCTCATAGTTCACTCGCATAGGTATATGATACTGAAAAAACTGCGGCTCCTGCGGCTCCTTTCACATAGATTGGCATACCTCGCTTGAATGTGAAGTTTGCAGCAATTCCATGGTTTCCTCGCATATCTAAGACTAAAGCTTCTCCCGCTGGAAAAGTTCGCCATGTCGAAGTTCCATTATTTGATACTTCTACAGATGTTCCAGCTGATTGATTATCGAAAATAATCTGAACTGGATTATAAGCTAATACCCCTATCAGGTCATAGCCTCCAGTAAGAACAGAACTTTTCAATTCATCCGCCATTTCAGCTCGTTGACTATTGTTAGGGGTAAAGCTCATATTATGCCTCTATAGGTTTTTCTTGTGATTCACATGAACCTTCACAACAAGGTTTTTCTTCTACTTCTTGTTGTTTTTTTGCCATGTCTTCAATTTGGCCGATATGCTTCAAAAATTGAAAAAGAGCTTCTTTAATATGAGTTAATGGACAATTTGATCCACATGTCAATTTGATAACTTCTTCTTCAATTTTGCATTCTAATCCAGCTAGATTTTTAATCACGATGACCCCTTAATTTTGGAAAGTTTCAAATTTAGTCTAATCATCGTGATTTTCTTATGCAACTGTTGTTATAGGTGTCCAGCCAGTAGTGGCGTTGGTATTAATATATGCTCTTGTGCTTGAAGAGTTGCCATCTGTTCTTAGCCATAGCGAACCTTGAGGAGCTGTTACCACTCCGCTTGGATCTCCTGCACCTGCTAGAACTTGTGGGCCAGCTGCAGAGTTAAGAGCTACCTTTCCTGCCATGGTAATTAATCCAGTACCAGCTTGAATGGTAGTAGCTGCGGCTCCTGTAGTTGATCCAATAGTTAGAATATTTGCCCCTGCGCCTGTTGCAATATTGACTGTCTTACCACCTGTAGAGTTTGCAATATTAAGTGTTTGCGCACCTGTACCTGGAGCAATTGCGATTGTTCCTGTATGAGCACCAGTACCACCCATTGTGATGGTTCCAGTTGTCATAGCAGTACCCATATTGATAGCACCAGCCAATTGGACAACTCCAAGGCTTAGAGTACCAGCTCCTGAACCATTCATTATTTTAACAGCATTAATTCCGCTTGAAGATCCTAGAACAATATCGCCAGTTTGGGCTGTTCCGCCAATTGTAATTGTCCCAGTTGTTGTTGAAGAACCAATTGCATATGTTGATCCTGCAACGCCATCAAGAACAAAGTTGCCTGTTCCTACATTGAGCACTAAAGCTGTAGCTCCTGTTACATTACCAATAGTCACTGTATGCGCAACGGCATTCGTACCGACATTGATAGCGCCTGTACCAGAATCAAGAACTAGAGAAGTTGCACCAGTTCCATTACCTATAGTAATAGTTCTAGCGGCTGCTCCTGTTCCGATATTGATTGCTTGTGCATCCGCATCATTACCAATTCCAATTGCACCAGCTGAGCTATTTAGTTCTAAAACACCGTCCGCATCTAAAAGCATGGTGTCGTCAGAATTTAAGATAATGTCTCCTGCTCCAGTAGTAGTAACAGTAAAATGTCCTGTTCCTGTATTAACGGCAACTGCTGTAGCACCTGTTACGTTACCTATAGTGATGACTCTTGCTCCTGCACCTGTTCCAATATTAACTGCGCCTGTTGAAGCATCTGAGGCTAAATTAAGAGCCGTTGCGCCTGTTGTAATTGTTGCTGAACCGCTCAAAGAAGCAAGTCCAGAAGCCGCAAGAGTTGTAAATGATCCAGCTCCCCCTGTAATTGGCAATCCAGCTACCAAAGCAGCCGCTACTTTTAAAGGAGTCATAGCCGTATCATCATTAGTGCCAGCAATTGCTTCGGCATTTGTAGATAATTGTCCAATACCTGAAACTGTTTCTGACCAAGCAGGAGCACCTGCAATTGCAATATTATCCACATAGAATTTAGTAGCTACAGGCTCGTTATTGTCTGTAAGAAGTACTGTTCCATACTCTGTAGTTGTAGCTGGAGCATTACCACCTGTTGACCACGTACCGCTTGCTGAATCTAAAAATTCATAGCTAACTGCTGGCGATACGCTATTATCAATCCAAATTTGACCAAGTGGATAAGATGTATCAGATGAAGTTGGTGCTCTTTGTTGTATAAGTGGAACAGGAAAAACATTGATGAAAGGACCACCTAGACCTAAAGCTTGTTGAATTCGCGTACCCATATTAACCTCTAATTTTAAATTTGATTTTAACATAAACTTTTATATTTGTTTACGCAATAAATTTTATTTTATTAAGTAATATGTGGTATTTAAATGAAATGGATGGTAATATATGACTGTAACTTTAAAGGTTTTCATGGAAGGTAAGTTTTACACAGTGCAAGAATTTGCTAAAAAAATGAATATGTCTCCTCGGGCTGTCTTAAATGCTATAAAAGCAAAAAGGATTTATGCTTTTCGTCCTGGATACGGAAAAAAATCTCCTTGGCGTATTCATGAAAGCGAAATACTTAGAATAATGAATGTTGACTATGAGACGACTTTACAAAATAGGGAATCTTCATAATGATAGGACGACCCAAAAGATCTGATGAGCAATACTTTAAAGATAAGAAAAAAGATCTACTTTCAAAAATAGTAGTAGAGAGTGATTGTTGGGTTTGGAAAAGACAAGTTAGAAAAAACTTTCCTCATGGAATAACTTCTTTTAGATATCAAGGAACTGAAAGAAAATGGCAGGCGCATAGAGTTGCCTATATTCTATGGAAAGGTGAAATACCAGAATCACTTTTTGTTCTTCATCAATGTGATAACCCTAGATGTATTAATCCCGATCATCTGCACTTAGGAACTCAAAAAGATAATATCAGAGAAATGAGAGAGCGAGGACGCGCAAAAGATGAAACTAGAGGTTCAAAAGGTGAAAAACATCACAAGTCTAAATTAAAAGATGAAGACATTTTAAAAATTAGAAAACTTAGATCAGAAGGATATACTGGAACAAAATTAGCAGAAATGTTTGGGGTCACTAATCCTATGATTTATTATATTTGTAATAATAAAAATTGGAATCATATAAAGGGAGATTAAATATGTTTTTTTTAACCTACGCAGTTTTATTTTTTGGGTTCGCTTTTTTTATCTGCAACGATTGATTTTTCAATTCCATTGTTTAATTTTTGATAGTTGCTAAAAAAAACAGGCATATTTTGTTGATTCGCTGCATTTAAAGCGTTCCAATAATAATTTCTTAAAGTTGGATTTTGTTGTACTCTATATAGAATTTGCCCTGTTTTATACGCTGCAGGGAGTGCCGCGCTTCCTGTTAATCCAACGATAGGAGCTTTATAGGCTCCATATGAACCTATACCAAATAAACCAGCTGCCGGGGCTGAAAGGATTTTTGCATAAGGTCCTTTTGCCGCATCTTTTATCCAATTAGTCATTGCATTACTTTGATGAATAACAGCCCATGATTGAACTCCATTGCGCCAATTATTCAACGCTTCTGGAAAATTCTGTGCTGAATCTACAATTTCATCACGAACAGCATTTTTAACTTGATCTATAGATCTTCTTGCGAAGTTTTGATCTGTTCTTCCGAGTTCAAACATACCTCTGCTTCTTTTCACAGCATTGGTTCCATCAAACATATTCATTGCATCCCTGACAGATGTTTGACCACCAGCAACATCATTCCTTAATTGAGTAATTTGCTGTCTTGCAAGTGCTGTTCTTGGATCAGAAGTTAAAAGCGTTCTTTCTACACCATCTAATCTATTTAAAAATCTTTGAGTATTAAATTGAGCATTTGTAGGAACTCCATTTCTACCTTGGTTCATCAAATCAGAAGCATATCTAGGAGCATTAATATTATTTGCTAATGTCAAAGGAATCCATACTGCTAATTTTGCCATATTTGCTTTGTCTTCACCAAATCCGACCTCTTTTACTATTTCTTTGGTCAAATTAGCTGCTCCAGGAATAAGAAGATGGTTTATTGCAGCTTGTGTTGTTGCATTTCTTCCAGGAACATTAGGTGCTCTTCGCCCTTGGAGAGTAGCCCCCACATCTTCAGTAAATTCTTGAAATTTAGCTTCTCCACTTGTTTTAGGTTTAGTATACCCCTTTGTCGCAGCTTGAGATGCTTCTTTAAATTGTTCTGAGGTTGGAAAATTTTGTCTTCCGTCTCCTCGAATAAGTTTTTCCCATCTTTCAGGTCCGACTAATTCAGAAATTGCCCATCCTACTGGGCCACCTGCATGTTTAGGAAAATTAACTAAGGCATCTTTTGCAAATTTTTCAATATTTCCATATCGTCCGGCAATTTGTTCACCTAACCGTGAAATATTTGCTGTTGCATTTCTCAAACCCCATTCAAATAATCCTTCATCTTCAGTGGGATCTACTGGCCCTTGATAGGTAGTGGGTGATTGAAAATTTCCCCATTGAGGTTTTTCACCTTGTGGTTTTTCTTGATCTTTAATTTCACCTAATGATTCTTGGTCAAATTCTTTTTCTTCCGAAAGTTGCATTGACTGATCAGGTTTTTGAAATGATCCCCACGATGGAGCTACCATATTCTTCTCCCACCATTTTCACTTGCCCATTGAGCATGTTCTTTAGGAACAAAAGAAATTTCTCCATCAGGTCCAAAAAAAGGTATGGTTTCTTGTGGAACATCTTTAATATCAGCCAACTTTACAAACTCATTGTTCAATCGATCAATTTGTGGTTTTACTTGATCAAAAACTGTCTGTTGGAAATCACGGGGTAACGGTTTGTTTTTGTCTAGGTATTCTCTTTGATCTTTTCTCATCTGATTATAATAAACTTCTTTTAATTCCCCAAGTTTTAGCATATTAGAAGCAATCATTCGTCTACCATTTGGGCTATTAGTCAATTGTGGAATTGTCTTAAGAAAGTTTTCCACTTCAACTTTAAGAATTCTTGTTCCATAAACTTCAGGTAACCCTTTCAATAGATCTTGTGAAAGTTTATTGAATAGTTCAGATGAAGGATCTTCTAGTGCTCCTAAAGGAATTCCTAATGAGTCTAAGAATACGGAAGCAGTTGGGCTTATTAAATCTTTATCAGAAGCTAACTTTTGCATCTGCAAAAGTCTTGGCTTCATTTCCGTTTCAAAACCTTTATAAGAAGAAGTTGTCTCATTTATGAAGTCTTCCTGAGCTTTATAAGAGGATTCAAAAGATTTTTGCTCTCTTTCAAGTTCTGTTGATCTTAACTTTGATTCTCTCTCAGCATTTACGGGTGAAACACCAGCATTTGTAAAAGCTCTATACTGCTCTGTTTCACTCATCTGACCAAAATTAGGAATATTTCTAACTTCATTTATTTTATTCAGTTGATCTTCCGGTATAGGCTTTTCAGAAGCTAATGGCTCTTTTGGTTTGGTTGCCTTTGCATAAGCAATACGAATTTCCGGACGAATTAAAGATTCTTCTTCATCACTTAATTGTTTTCCTGAGAGAAATTTATTTTCAGCAATATTTCTTTTTTTGTTTTTTACTTCTTGTTTCTCATTTTCTCTCTGTCCCTCAAAAGCCATTTGAGACTGAAGCATCTTTACACCTCTATTCCCATAAGGTCTCAATGCCGCTTCAAGCCTTGACATTCTTTCAGATTGATGAGCCTCGGCTAAATTAGGATCATTCTTAACTTGATCAAGTGCCTTACTTGCAAAATAATCACCTGTAAATTCACCCAATCCTTGACCTAAAGAAGGACCAAGAATATCTGCAATCATAGAACTTCTAGAAGGACCACCACGTACAATCTGAACCATTACATACCCCCCATATAGCCTTTAATTCCTGATCCTAATGCTTGGGATAAAAATCCTGGAGATGCTGGCGTTTGCTTATATCCAAAAGGTTGAGCACTTAAAGCTTGTTGATTTTGTCCTAAAAGCTGTTGAAGGGCTTGCATCATAGTATTTGATTTCTGTCCTTGAATGTCTCTTTGCAGTCCTCTTCCCGCTCCACCTAAAGCCTGAGCAAATCCAGAAGAAGAAAGGGCGCCCCCAGCTGCACCACCTGCAAACTGTTCTGATAATCTCGGTAAAGTCTGCTCATTGAATTCACCCAATTGCTGTTCTTCAAGGTCTTTGTAGTATTGTGAGTCAGGGTTAAGCATATTCTGGAGTTGTTTGATTAGATTCTGTGTGCCACCAACACCACCCTCTCCACCGCTCATTAACTGGTTAATGAATTGACTAAATAAGTTTTCCTGTTCTGGTGTGTATTGAGAGAATTTATCCATTCTTTCATCTTCACCAAATAAAAAATTCCTACCTTTTTGCGTAGTTGCACCACCTGTTAAAAAATGCCCCCAGTCTTTGAATGCCATATAACCTCAATTTTTTAGGTAGTTTGCCACTACGATTGCTTGGCTTAATGATACACCAAGTGGATTTGTAAAATAAACATTTGTATCATCAAGGTAAACTGTTATCCCCATAATCGAAAATCTTTTAGGGCTTGCGTCAGTACTTGTACAGCTTGCATAGATTAAATCTGACTCTTTTAGACCTGTGATGTTGTGTGGGAAAACAACTGCTGCTCCAGCTCCTATATTTCCTGCGTTTAACGCAACTAAGTCAAAAACCTTTCGATAGGAATTTCTTGTGCTCTGTGGATTTGCAGGAGTAAAGAACTTCCTGAAGTTAGCCACTTCACTCAGGGTATACAAAGCCCCCTCTTTGGTGTTGGAGCTATCAGCGATGCGCTTATAGGTTAGAGAAAGTACCTCATTAAAATTAGCGTCGTCAGTATCAGGAAACTCAATAGAAATAGGGAGCTGATTAGATTGTATTGGATTATCACTTGTAAAAGACATTCATACTCCATCAAAAAACAGATTTCCCGCCGATTCTGGTATATATTGTATAGGCATTTAAAACCATATTGCTATCATGCGTATCATCATCCGTCATCAAAGCATCATCGTAGGTTATCTGTATACGAATAAATTGGCCGGCTGCGGTCGCATAAAACCTATGCCAAGCATAATCTGAGGCTGGAACATAAAAAGGCGTTGTAGGGCTTGAGGATACGTTTTTATTTCCTACGATTAAATTGCCTTGTGCAGTTATTGATGAGTTTACAAAAAGATTAACCGATATTGCAGATTGCTCGGTCGCATCTAAGAGAAAATCAATATAAGAAATTTTAAGTTGATTTCCTTGCATCAAGTAAGGATTAAAGTCTTTTGTTACAATATTGAGTTTAGGAAATACCGTTATCGAACCAGATCCTATATAGGTATCTCCATTTGCAAGATCTAATCCACCAAATGTAGTGCCATCCCAAATATAGAGAGCCACTGTGTCAATATCGATGTATTGAACTTTGTAATAGTTTCCATTGAGTCCAGGATCGACACCGCTAAATAAAGCTCCTTCAATCTTTATCACTTCTCCAGAGGTAGGATCAAGACCGGGATCTGCCCCTTGAAGATTATGATTTTTGACTGTGATCTGATTCGGAACAACTGTAGTATCAAAAGCAGTTATCGTCAAAGATTGTTCGTCGGGGAACACATA